CTGTTAATTAAATCGTGATTACTGTTATTAGAATTAAAGAAACTTAATTGATTGATATAATCGTTGTAGTCTTTAAAAAATACATAATTGTTAAGACTATCTCTAATAGTAATAGCAGGTTCTAACTGATATGCTGTACGCTGATCGCTAACATCGTCTAAATATCTGTCACCAATAGTATACGCTTCAGTAGTTTTTCTACCTATAAAGGCGTTTATTTTTTCTACTTCACCTTCAGATATCATTTGATCCAAAGTAGCATTTAAGAACTTTTGATTAGTTGCTGTTCTAAAATATCTTGGTAAAAAGTCTACAGAAGTTCTGTTGTCAGAATTTCCAACAGGTAGTGCTGATTCTTGTTGATCGTTATTAAATGCCATAGTCTTATGCGCTTGTTATTCCACTAGTAGATTGTGTGCTGGTTAACACAGTTCCTGATGCTCGTATGCGTGATGCTGTTATTTCAGAAATAATTTCAACATCGTCAACAGTAGCCGAACTTACAAAAATTTCATCTGAGTTAGATTTTATTTCGTAAAGACTACCGAAACTTAATCCTTCTTGTTTAGGTACTAAAACAATGTTAGCCAAGTTTGGAGAAAGTTTATTCATTACATATGTGGCCAACTCTCCAAAATAAAATGTATCTCCAAACTCCCAGTTTTCAATAGCAAAAAATTCATTAATAGCATTTATAACCGCAGTTTTTATATCGCTGTCGCTGACAGAAACGCCTTGACTTTTTACTATTTTAAATGTTGCCTGAAGACTGGTGTCTGCTGTAGTACCAAAAACATTTTTATATTTTACAGGATGATATATTATTTCATCGCTGACTGATTTTATTTTGTTAAGATTGCTGCCAAAATTAACAAACAAAGAATCACTGCTTAAAGGTAAAGGCTTAGAATTTATTTCGCCTCTTAGCCAGCGTCGATAGTCTGTATCATAACTACGTGTCAACATATAAACATCAACAATGTTTGTGGCTGCTGGGTCTAATCGACTGCTTTCGTCGGCGGCGTGTATGTATTGAAACTTAATTAAATTTCTTCCTTGATATGCTCTGTATTCCGTGTTAATAGTGAAACCAGTTGTAGCAGAGTTAAAAGTTTTTACAAGATCTTCGTTAATTATATAAACTAGTTTTCCATTTGAAAAAGTAGGAATATCTTGTTCTGCTTGACTTTGTGTTTCGTAGACATTGATAGTGTTATTAGAGTTATCTAGATAATAGTAATCTATTACACCATCTAATCCAACTCTACGTTGTTGAAAAATATATTTTTCTCTAGGATTAGTTGTAGGAGCCACAATATGTGTAAACAAGTCTGGGTCATCTACTACACCGTCTTCATCTGTATCTGAAAAACTGATAGAAATTTTCTTAGAATCAATATAACCGTCTGCGCCTTTGTATTCTTCAACAATGTTCCATTCAAAATCATTCATAAATGCTGAAGTAACATCTGGTTGTTTGTTAACGCTGAGTACTGTTATTCTATCTCTAATTACTTTTCCTGTTTTAGTGTCATAAACTTTGTCACTACTGTCAAAGAAAAATCTAACTTCGGTTTCGCTTTCAAACACGTAACGAAGTCCTCTATTAGTTACAGTGTATGTTTCACCATCTGTTTCAAACATTACTAGCCAACTAGAATCTAATTGTTGATTACTAATATCTCCGGCTTTGCCTAAATTAAAATTAGAAAGTTTATCAAGATTGCTTTCTGTTATAATTTTCCATGCTGTTGCCGTTGCATCGTATCTTAATCCAAATTCTTTATTAGCAAATATTAAATCTATAATTCTTGCTTGTGTAGCAGAATCTAATGCTTTGGTAAAACGAGGAACAATGCTGTCTAATACAGCATTGTTAGGAATTATTTCGTTAAATTTAACGGGACCTTCTCCGTTAGGCAATATCTGATCTACACCATATGTGCCATCGCCTACTACGTTGATAACCTTTGCCCAAATATAGTCTTTGTCGCCAGGTAAAGATGCTGGACCATCGACAATAAGATTGTTTTTATCAAAATGTTTAACAGTACTGCCTTCTGGGTAGGCTGTAAATTTTACAAGACTGTTTGGTATTAAGTAAAAAAGATTACTACTGGTAAAACTACCTACTGCCTTAGGCTCGTCCGTTTCAATATTTTTAACATATCCTGTAGATACATTTGTAGCCTTAGATATTTGTCTCCAATCTGCAAAAGTAATTGATAATCCAATGCGTGGAAACTTATCTAGATAAAAATCGTATAATGATTTTTTCTTTAGTACAGGACTTAATTTATTAACTACTACACTTTCAATTTCTGATCTAGTGGCTGCACTAAAATTAAATGTTTCAACAAACTCTTGTTTATAAATGATGCCGTCTGTACCAAATATATTAGTAGTGCTGTATTTTCCGCTGGTGTCTTTTAAATCAAAATAACGGCTAATACCACTGCTAACACGATTAACTGCTTTGGCTTTGATAATTTCTTGGCTGATACTTAATGGAAGGATATTATAATCCTCTCCAGTGATCATTCTGTTTTGTGTATAATATGTCTGAGGTGCTTTTTGTTTAATGCTGGCCGATGTCTCTGCGGCAGAGGCATTATTAACTGTGTACTTCAGTCCAAGTGTTATAGTAATAGTTTCCTGCTTGCCTCGCTTGCTGACATAAGGAATATCTATTGTAACGTTTTTAATATTGTTAGGGTTGATAGAGTAACGTAGACCGTTGCTAACACGATAATAAATTTTAAAATTGCCCTGTGGCAAATCACCGAATACACCGTCAGCAAAACTCAAACGTATACGATCTCCAGTGCGTGACAGCACACTATAAATGTTTCTTATTTTTTTATTAACACTATTATAGATAATGTTGTTGCCTTCGGTAGCATCAACTTTAGTCCACAATTCGTTTTCTAAACCAATGCTGTCTAACTTATACAACCAAACATCATCATTGTTAATACTAGGACTGTCAATGTCTACTGTCTCGTTAGGACTTGGTCTTGCAACACCAAATGTTCCAGACTGGAGGCTACCTTGGCGGAAGTGTGCAAAGAAACCTGTGTTACTGCTAGGAGCACCACCGCCGTCATCCCTATATAAGAATGCTAAACTGTTGCCAGGAAACGGTGCTTCTTCGTAAATTTTATCGCTGTCTTTAAATGAACAACTAACAACTTCAAAATTTGTGTTTCGTCCATCAACGGCTTTAGTAAAAGAGTATACTGGCACTTCAGTATTTGTAGCGTTGAAACGATATTGCTCAGTTTTTACACCAGATATAACTGCACGATCCTGTGGTTTGCCAAACTGAATAGTATCAGTCATTGCGGCATTGATTACTTTGATAAACTGCTCATACCAATTAGCGTTGGCCGGATCATTCCATACTATAGTTTGACCTGCTAAATTACGGCCGTTGCTATCAACAACTGCTTCTGTAGTAGATACTGCTGTAAATTTTAATAGCCCGTTGGCGGGCAAATTACGTTTAGGGTTATAGCTCAGTAGACGTGCTAGACGTAGAATACTTTCACGACGTTCTGCTAGTTCAAGAAAGTTATCTCGACTGTTTAAGTCAAAGCGGAAAGCAAGATTTTGACCTAGATAAGCAATAAGATCTATGAGGGCTAGATACTCACTGCTTTCAATATAGTCATTAAAATCTTCAGGATAATTTTCACGCAGATACGTGATCATTGTACGACGTAAATTGTCGAAATCGTAACTTTGAAAATCTGCGTTACGGAAACTTTGGTATATCTTTTTCCAATCTTCCGCTACAATTAGTCTATTTTGTCTATCTACACTGGCCATAATATCCCCTCATACTGATATTTATCGCAACGAAAAAACTGGGTAGATTATTATGCTAGGATACTGTTGTCTTGATCAAACTGGAAACGCAGTTGTTCAGAAATATTGTAAGGCAAATATGTTAATTCGCACTCTATTTGTAGGCCACTTTCGTACTCACTAACTACGATTCTATCAACTTTAACACGTGGATCAAAGTTTATAATTGTAGTAACATCTTGTGCTATGATTTCTTTAAGTTCTTCTGTTAAAGGCTCAAATAAAGCGTCCCAAATAATAGTACCAAATTCGGGTCTTTCTAGACGTTCACCTTTGCGAATGTGAAAATGATTGATGATATCTTGTTTAATTAACGCAATATCATAAAGGGCAAAACTACCTGCAGGATCTGCTATAGTGCTTAAACCTCGATAGGTGCGGCTTCCAGCAATCGTTTGTTTTTGATTGCCTTGTACAACAGTTCTACTAATAAGGTTTTTTTCTAATGCCATAACTTTATTTATTTGCCTATTTTCTTGAAGGTATCCAGTGTTTTACCCACTGTGCCATTCTTTACTTGAGCACTGCTAGATGAATCTGTAACTTCTGAAGTATGTCCCGAAGGATTTAAATTTTCATGACCTCCCCATGGTTCTGCTTGTGGCACACGTTTAGGATCTGGTCCTGGACTGGCTGTGCCCGCGGCAGGGCCGTTCATATGAATCTGTGCCGCTGTTTCTAAATGATTGCCACCACTGTTGATATTTGTTGTACCTGACGTAGTGATGAATGTATTGGCACCACTTAGTGCTGACCAATCTGCTCCGCTTTCTGCTTGAAATTTTTCGCCGGCTTTGATATTAACATTGCGTCCCGCTTTGAGATTTATATCTCTATCTGCTGTGACATTAAGATCTGCTTTAGTATGAATGCTGACACTGTCTGCGGCATAGATATCAATTTTACCGTTGCTGGTTAATTCTATCCAGGTTGTACCTCTAGCATTTCCTATATAGATTAAGTCTTCGCTGTTGTGTAAAAGTATCTGATGCCCTGTTCGTGTTCGAATACGTACAAGTTCATTATGAGGTATAGTAGGATCGCCACCTGTTTCGCCATTTTCAACACTGACATATCTGCTAGGCGTTTCGCTGGCTGGACCTACACGTAAAAAATTAGGATCACCGTCGTCCATAACAAAAGTACTGCCACCTAATCTACTAACAAATGTGCCAGCAACACGGCTTTCTTTATATCCAGTATTGCCTTTCTTAGCACCACTACGTCTATCGATAGGTCCTGGGGTAGAAATACCATAAACATTGCTAGGCAAATCTCGTCTGGCGCTAGATGTTGTAATTCCTCGTGTTTCGTCTCCTGCTAATCCTTGAGCGGATAATACTTGGTCAAAAGGATGAACTGGTTTTTTAATTTTTGTAGTATCTGAATCAAACTGATCGTAGGCTTTTTTATTAAACTCAGCAACAACCCGTTTGCTCGACCCAGGCTCATTGTGTAGTTCAGTTGCGGCTAACCCTGGAACCATAAAGTTCATGTGTTCGTCTTGTACACAACCAATCCAGTATCCTTGTTTAATATCGCCGTCTACAAACATAACCATGACAGTGGTACCAACATCCGGTGGCACCATCCAAAAGCCATAACTCTTTTGTGTATCATTAAATGTGTCGTTGGCTCCGTTATGTTCTAAAGCAGTTACTCCGTAAAATGGACTAAGGTATTTTACAGGAATCGATTCACCTACACGTTTGGGTAGATTTCCTACTTCTCTTAATAACTGTACACGCAGAGTTCCCATGTACTTAGGATCAAGATGATCCACTATCCTTGCTAGATAAGGACCTGTAAGTTTACCTGACGATGATTCTTGTGAACGTTGATCTTGCATATTATGGGAAAGGATAATCCTGATTAAATGTTTGTTCTGATGGCGCAGAATCTACCAACGGTTTAGTTCCTACTACTACGCCAGTGCCTTGAACTTTACTCTGCTTTGCTGGATCATTAGGATCCCAAGTAGCTCTACCTTGATCGTCGTACAAGCCAGAAGCATCATAAAGTTCGCCTGTTTCAGTATTTCGTCTAATTGTACTTAGTTGTCCTGTTTCGTCTCGAATTTCTTCGCTACCGCTGGCTCTTAGTGCTATTTCATTAGATAATTCTTCAGTCTGCGGTTTTGTAAATTGATTGATAACTCTTCTCAAACTCAGCACTTGTGTAAATTTTCCTTTTTGAAAATCATTCTTTACTGTGTCGACATAATAAAGCCCGCTGAACTCTTGAACTAGTGCGCCTTCTCCAAATTTCATTATTCCATCAGGACCGTAATCAACTGGTGTTCTAAAATTTACGATTATCATAGGTTGTCCAGATTGATAATCCATGGCAAAATCTTTAGTGATATTAAATCTACCAGAACCTGTATTGCTAAAATTTCCTATTCCGCTGTCAGCAATATAATAAGGGTCGCCTAAAATTGTCATATCTCCTGTGACTAAGTCCACAGGACTTTCTAACAGCGATTTTTGAAATATTTGTGCCACTATTGTTCTATGATCTACCGCTGTACTACCGCCTGAATCATTTTTAATACTAACAGATTGCCCAGGTGATGCCGAAGGTGAAAAAGGTTCTGCTTCGCCTGGCTCGTTGTTTACGGCTTGGGTCGCTGTGTCAGGCATTGCGGCTGCTCCAATACCTGCAAGATTAGCCATGTCAGATAATTTTCCTCGATCTGCTGTTACTGGGGTAAGGAACGCGGCTTTAATGTTAATATCAAAACTTAATATTTCAGTATTTTTTCCGGTATAGATGTAGTTGTATTCTTTGGCTGCTTCTTTTTTTAATTCGCTAATTCCTTTAGAAGGACTTTTTCTATCACTAAACACAGAGTGATGTACTAGATACGGAACAACTTTATAAATCAACATAAACGGAGGCTTTTGATTTCCTACGTTACCACTTTGGGTTGGATTTATATACACTTCGCTTTCAATTCTAAACCAAGGAACCATGCCCATAGCATCTGGTTTATTAACACCATCGGCGGTATCCTTACAATATTTGCTGGCCGTAACTACGTTTGATATTGCGTTAATGATTGTAGTGCCTTGACTGAATATAAACTGACGTTTAGTTGCGTCCCATTTAACATTTTTTCTCACCGCAGGTTTATCTGGATCCGGTGTTGCTTCGTCTGGCTTGACTGGAGTACTTTCGCCTGACTGAGATTGTTTAAACTCCATAGTACTATTACCTATGTCGTTCAGTGACGTCTTGCTTTGTGTTCGAATATTATTTGAACCGCGTGTAGCAGTTAATCTAGTTTCGATTCTATTTGTTATATTTGTTTGAGGCTCTGATGGATTTTGAGTAGCACCTGCATCAGATTCTGCTGATAGTTCTACTGGACTTTCTGATTCTGCATCAGCGTCCTCCCTAGTTTCGTCGTCTTGCGGTTCTGTGTTAGTAGTCATAGTAGATGCTTTAGGAAATACTATAACTATTTCATCAGGCAGAGTAGCGTTGGCTTCTTTCGATGCTAATTCTTGTAGACGTTTGTTTAACACTGATTGTAGGCTAAACTCTCCGCTTTGTAAAATTTCTTGAACAGTGCCTCCTGAAATACCTATGTCAGATTTAAAAAGGCTTGCCGAATCCGTCATGGCTATTTCGTTCCAAGCAATCGCACTAACTCTATACTTTGATCCCGACGAAGTGACACTCATATCGGCATCCATTATTCTAATTGGAAAATACCTAGTAGTGTTAGGAATTTTTTCTGCGCGGCCGTCGTCTGTGAATCCTATAAATTCAACCATTAATAAAAATGGTGTGGCGATATAACCTGTTTTGTAGCCGTTTTCCACTGCGGCTATTTGTAAAGCCTGGAAAAATAATCCCATACTATAAGGCTCTACCACTGTAAATTCAAAAGTAGATGCGTTACTGCCTTTAGTCTTACGATTAAACGACATTAATAATTCGTATGAAAGATCTTCAATAAAAAATTCATACTTTCCTGATTTGTTATCTTCTGTATCTACTGCTAGACTTTGTACAAGATCTCCGCCACCACCACTACGTAAAATAATATTAGTAATTCGACCGTTTCTATAATGATCTTCTGGAAAATTTACTTGCTCTGGCGATAAACTGGCTAGTGTGAAAATACAATTAAAAGAAGTATATCGATTTAATGGGTTTTCTATAGGCAACGGAATGTTTACTTCTTGTGGAGGAAAATAAGAAATTACAACATCTGATCCAAATGTTGATTCTTTTAATTTTACACCCGAGCCTGTAAACACTTCTCCTTGTTTAGTTACTTCCTTTTTAGGTGCGGCGCCCGGTTTAGTAGCAGTAGGCGGAGGCAATGGTGTTTTTCCACTGACTGCTCCCGATGCTCCTTGATATCTACTGAGCGCACTTACGCCGTTTCCATCACGTTTGCTGAGAGAAGGATCTGATTTAACTGCTCCTGCTCCTACTAAATGAGAAGCAGCCAAGTATCCTGCTACCTTTTCAGGAGGAGTATTGTCATTAATTACTGCATTAGATCCAGATTTTAAATAACCTAAATTTTTGTCTGTGTATGCGGCAAATGCTCGATCTTGTAGTGCAGGATTATTTAAAAATGCTTGTTTACTGCCTGGTGGATTGTTCCAGTTAGCAGGATTATTTGCGGCAAAGTTATTGTTAGGTGCGTCACGCTTTATTAGACCTGCTTCTTTAAGAGCAGGAACTCCCATTTGGTATCCGCCCATAAAGCCGAATTGATTTTCAACATCGTATTTGCCAGAACTTTCTTTTTGTAAAGTGTATCGACGATATCTGTCGTAGCCTTCGGAGCCGAGAATCTGTTGCGTTTTACTCATAAATTATTAGATCCCTAATACTTTAAACAATGTAGGTTTTTTAGGAATAAAAATTTCTGTACCAGATTTAAAATCAAAGATAGGATCTCTTATCACATCCAAATTTCGTTGAGCAAACACCCACCATAGTTTAGGAGTATCATACAAATATGTTGATAATAAATCGGGTCTATAATTAAACTGGGGCTCTACTGTATATAAAATGTCGTCTGGTTCAGCAGCCACTGGACGAATAACTAGAGTATCTAGATATCCAGAACGTGATCTAGTGTTAAACCAAGGACTAGTGTTAATATATTTGGCAGCCATTAAATGTATCCTTCGCCTGAAATATAAGCACCATTAACAAAATCGTTAAGATTAAATTTACGTACTTTAGTTCTGCTGTATGCGGGTTGACAAGTCACTGTTATTGTACTCTTAACTGGGGCATACCCCACACCGTCTTTTCTTTGTATTCCACTGTCTACATCTGTAACCACAGGGATACCTCCTGAAAATTTGGCTGGTATATAATCAACATCTCTAGGCAATTCAACTTGGAAATTAGTAATCACTACAGGGACATTATTAAAAACAAAATCTCCGTAGCCGTTTAATTTAACAATAGGCGGCGGAGCACCAGCATTTTCAGTTGTGTCGCCATAATACATTTTTGTTACACTGCGAAGATAGTGTACTGCGGCAATCCAATATGCGGCTTCTGTGCCGTCCTCGCAATAAAACTCTCCGGATATGGTAATTCTATCAACTTTACTGTTTTCATAACTGATAAACGGATAATTATTGTGTACGGGTTCTAGCATTTGATAACTGGCTTGATGGCCAATCTGTATCGATGGAGTATAAGGAAACACTAAGCCGTTGGTAATTTTCAAAGGTTCTAATATAAAACTCTGCTCGTATGAACCTGGTGGGAGACTTAATTTTACACGCCAATCTTTAGCACTAGTTGGTCCAGAAAATGTGGCTTTAGTTGCTCCAGCGGCACCGCTAGGCACACCGCCTTTAGGTAAAACACTGCGTAGTAGACTAGTTGCACCACCTACAAGTCCGCCTACTGCACTAATAGTATTGCCTACATTTCCGCCAATTGTAGAACCTAAAGTTCTAGCACCCGATGCGAAACTACTTATTCTGTCTAATGGCATATTTGGCTATCTCCGTTACACATATTTATTGACTTTAAAAACCGCTGATTTTATAATATCATAGAGGAGTACTATAAGAACAATGAAAAAAGTAAACTATCTTAACAACAAGGATCTGTTAGCAGAGATACACAAAAGTAAGTGTTCCTACAGCAGTTTCACTAAGCAAGAATACCACCAATATGATTTAATTTTGCCTAATTTGGATAAAATTAATGTAAGAACTATAGCAGAAGCCAAACGAAACAGAGCTAAACGTCAAGCACAACAGGCGTTCGAAGCGGCTAAGGCATTAAACAATAAAGTCAAATTAGCAGAATTTGAAATCGATTATAAAAAAATTGAAAAAACGGATTTAATATTTCGTATTATGACATACGATCATATTCCGGATGCGCCTGGACGTAAAAAATCAGTAAAAAGTGCTGCCGATGCCAAAGAAAAAGTAAACTTTCCTGCTTTTCAACATTGGAAATTTGACGAAAACGATAACTTAGAATGCGTTGGTAAAAGCCACTGGAAGGGCGGAGTCAAGACTGGTAAATTTTCAAAGGATCACGGACAAATTACCAATAACCTAGCACGAATGTATATCAAGCTCTGTGAAAGATATGCTACTCGTGGCAACGTTCGAGGTTACACTTACAACGACGAAATGAAGGGACAGGCAATTTTACAACTTACGCAAATTGGTTTGCAGTTTGATGAGTCAAAATCGGATAATCCGTTTGCATATTTTACAGCCGCAGTTACCAATTCATTCGTTCGTGTTATTAATATTGAAAAGAAAATGCAAAACATTCGAGACGATATTTTAGAAATGAATGGAATGAACCCAAGTAATACTAGAATGATCAATGCCGAATACGAGCATGCCATGAAAAGAGAAGCAGATAGCAGTGGGGATTGACATTGCTCGTTTAATCACGTATATTCATAGGACTTATGTTTAAAAAAATTGCTTGTTTTACCGATATACATTTCGGATTAAAATCAAATAGTGCTATACATAATCAAGACTGCGAGGATTTCGTAGATTGGTTTATTGCTGAGGCCAAACGTGAAGGGTGCGACACTGGCATCTTTTTAGGCGACTGGCATCATAATCGCAACAGTTTGAATATGTTAACTTTGCACAGTTCCATTCGAGCACTGGAAAAATTAGGTAAAGCATTTGATAACTTTTATTTCTTTCCAGGAAATCACGATTTATATTACAAAGACAAACGTGATGTACACAGTGTAGACTGGGGACGACATCTTCCAGGAGTTACGATTGTTAATGAAATTACTACAATCGATGATGTTACTATGGTGCCGTGGCTAGTAGGCGACGAATGGAAACAGATGGAAAAACTAAAGAGTCGGTATATTTTTGGACACTTTGAACTTCCACTGTTTTATATGAATGCCATGGTACAGATGCCGGATCACGGAGAACTACAGGCACATCATTTTAAAAATCCTGAATATGTATTCAGCGGTCATTTCCATAAACGACAACACAAACAGAACATTGTTTACATTGGCAATGCGTTTCCACACAACTACGCAGATGCGTGGGACGATGACCGAGGTATGATGATTCTCGAACATGGCAAGGCTCCGGTTTATAAGATATGGAATGATGCTCCTAAATTTAAAACTATTAAATTAAGTCAATTAATTGACGATGCAGATAATTTACTGAAAAGTAAAACCTATCTGCGTGTAAGCATAGACCTGCCTTTGAGTTTCGAGGAAGCCAGTTTTATTAAGGAAACTTATATGGGGCGTCCCGAAGTTAGAGAACTAACATTAATTCCAGAAAAGAAAGAATTAGAAATTAACACAGATTTAGATGTTGAACATTTTGAAAGTGTAGATCAAATTGTTACTAATCAAATTGTAAACATTCAAAGTGACAACTATGATCCTAAAGTTTTACTGGCGATTTATAATAACCTATGATTAGAATAAAAGATTTAACCGTTAAGAATTTCATGAGTGTAGGCAATGCTACACAAGCCGTAAACTTTGGCAAAGAACAACTTACTCTTGTGCTAGGTGAAAATCTAGACCAAGGAGGCGACGACAGTGGATCACGTAATGGTACAGGTAAAACTACCATTGTTAATGCATTGAGTTACGGATTATTTGGTCAGGCGTTAACTAACATTAAAAAAGATAATCTTATTAATAAGATTAACGGAAAAAATATGTTAGTTACTGTAGAGTTTGAAAAGGACGGCAGACTATTTAGAATTGAACGAGGCCGTAAACCCAACGTTCTAAAATTCTACATTGATGATCAAGAACAAGAAAACGCTGATGTAGAAGACGAAGGTCAAGGCGATAGCCGAGAAACACAAAAAGATATTGACGAGTTAATTGGCATGAGTCATGATATGTTTAAACATATTGTTGCTCTTAACACTTATACTGAACCTTTTTTAAGTATGAAAGCCAATGACCAACGTGCTATTATCGAACAACTGTTGGGAATTACTGTACTCAGCGAAAAGGCAGAACTGCTTAAGGAACAGATTAGAATTACCAAAGACGAAATATTTCAAGAAAATGCTCGTATCGAGGCTGTAAAAAAGAGCAACGATCGTATACAAGAAAGCATTAACAGTTTAAAAATTAAACAAAGTGCGTGGCAAAAAGGTCGCGACGAAGACGTTGCTAAAATTCAACGTGCTATTGACGAGCTGGCAGGTGTTGATATCGAATTTGAAATTAATCAGCATGCATTGGTTAAAGAGTATGACGAAAAAAGTGCTCTCATTAAAAGTCTAAACAAAGAAAAAGCCACGCTAGAAACAGCATTAATGCAGGCTGACAAAACTGTTAAAAAGTACGAACGAGAAATTAAACAACTGGCTGAAAAGAAATGCCCTGCATGTGAACAGGAATTGCATGATCACAAACACGACGAGATGATTAAAGCGGCAGAGAAAAATCTCATAGAAGCCGATACATACATGTCCAAAGTGGCAGCCGATCTTGAAACAGTGGCTAAGGAATTGAGTTCCATAGGAGATATTAACGGAAGACCTAATACTTTCTATGACACATTAGATGAAGCGTATAATCATCGCAGTAATCTTGAAAGTTTGGGCAGTCAACTGGAAAACAAACGTAGCGAACGTGACACTTATCAAGAGCAGATTGAGGATTTAGAAAATACTGCTCTACAAGAAGTGTCTTGGGACACTGTAAATTCACTGACATTAATGAAAGATCATCAAGAATTTTTGTTAAAACTTTTAACTAATAAAGATAGTTTTATTCGTAAGAAAATTATTGATCAAAATCTTGCATATCTCAATAACCGATTAACCTATTATCTAGATAAGGTTGGACTACCACACAGTGTTGTATTCCAAAACGATCTCAGTGTGGAAATCACACAATTAGGACAGGATCTAGACTTTGACAATTTAAGTCGAGGAGAACGTAACAGACTTATTTTAGGTCTTTCATGGGCATTCCGCGATGTATGGGAAAGTCTATATCAGAATATTAATTTGTTATTCATTGATGAACTTATCGACAGCGGTATGGATGCTGCCGGCGTAGAGGGTAGTCTAGGAATACTTAAAAAGATGGGTCGTGAAAGACATAAAAACATTTACTTGATCAGTCATAGAGATGAATTAATTGGTCGTGTAAACAATGTTCTTAAAGTAATTAAAGAAAACGGATTTACTAGTTACAGTACAGACATCGAAGTTTATGAGTGAAGAATTTAACGACGACACACATCTTAAACTAGTTCAAGCATTCATGGAATATGCCAAGCATAATGAAAAGTTTGAACTAGAAGGATTTAACAGTAGTAGTATTAAGGCCAGAGCGGCTTTATTAGAAATTCAAAGGCTAATCAAAGTAAGGCGCAAGGAAATATTTGATAAAAAAGTGGCTATGCACGGTCACCGACATAAAGGCATTGCACCTACTGCTCCTAGCGAGCGTAGAGCAAGAAAAATTCAAAGGCAGATTCAAAAACAACAGGCAGAGAACCCAAGCTCAGATACATAATCTGTGTCTTGGACTTATCAAAAGCAAACAGTTGAAGAAATACCTGAAGGCGTTATTGGCTTCGTTTATCTCATCACGAATCTTAAAACCGGGCAAAAATACATAGGCAAAAAACTAGCACAGTTCAAGCGCACAAAACCACCTCTCAAAGGCAAGAAAAATAAACGTAGATCTGTAGTAGAAAGCGATTGGCGCGACTATTGGGGATCTAGCGATAGATTACTAGCAGATGTGGCACAACTAGGCCCGGAAAATTTCACAAGAGAAGTACTTTATTACTGTACCAGTAAGGCTGAAATGAGTTATATTGAGGCTCGCGAACAATTTGACCGACGTGTGTTAGAGTCAGATGAATATTACAACGGTATTATTAATGTTCGTGTAGGTGGCTCAGATAAACTTCGTAAAGCATTGGCAGAACATAGGCAGAAATCATAGCAACTTAGTTTGGTCGAGGTAGCTCGACTCACCTTGAGACAGCCGGGGTAAGGCCCGTAGCCGTTAGATTCTGGTGTGTTGCACGGAAGAAGTTAACGTAAGGCTTCAAAAGATTGGGCTCTGTGAAAAAGATACAACCCAAGGGTAAGGAATTTCGCTTGATAGGGATTGCCTGCCTTCCGCGACTATTCGCGAATCTGGAGTAGGGGGTTTCAGGGTTGCCGCCTCCGCTGTAGAAATACAAATCTCCTTTATCAAGAGTGGCTGTTGTACTCGGATGATAACTGCTTTTCGCCCGGAAACGGGCGAATTGTGACCATAATATCTGGATGATGCTAAACTGCTTCGCAGTTAATTATAGAAAAAGAAATAAAACTGTTCGAGCGAAAGCGAAGAACAGATGAACGCAGTTCATCTAAACT